TCAGTTTATAATTTATTCCAATATCTAAAAGGACAATTCCAATTCGCGTTAATTGTATCGCATGTTGACTCAATGAGAGATGCTGTAGATACATTATTAGAGATTACAAAAGATACAGAATTTAGTAAAATTAAGTTCGATTAAAAAAATGCAAAAAAAAATGTATTTTGGGCGATTTCACTTATATATATTGATGTAGTTATTTGAAAATTGGAATTATGAAAGTATAGAGAGTAATTAACTCTATATGGGATTGACTGAAAAATGGGTAGACATTCGAAGCCCATAAAGTAATCCGGACGAAGTTGTGGTGACTTGATGATTGGTAAATATTCTAATCGTCTATATCGACAGATATCGTCTAATGTATTTTCGTAAAAAAGATAAGATGATTCTTATGACTCTATTATAGGTAAGGGTAAAACTGAAGTCCTATTTTATGACCGAAAAATCTACACTTGGAGAGATAAGGTATTTGCATAGAAGTTGTATTCACATCAATGGGGAATAACCACCTTGAGATGAACTATCGTAACTGATAGATGTAAAGTTTAGAGTATGAAAAATCCAAGACGAAAATTGTAGGTAATCATTAGTCCTACATCCCCAATAAATTCCACCAATATTTTTAAGAGAGCCAAATTTTAGTTTCCACCATATTACCAAACTTAAAATCACGGCTCTCTTTTTTTATACAAAACAAAACACAAGGAGATAGTAATGATAAAACAAAACAAAAACCAGGAGTTTATCGAGTAGAATCGATTTAAACCCAGTTTCGCATCAGGAGTTCGCGAGAGAACACCTGAGTAAGTCGCTTGTATTATGAAAAAGAGCCCTTATTGTAGAAATACATTCCGGGAGAAGTGTCCACACCAGGAGAGAGTGTGGTGATGACTAAAGTCATTGTTAACGAACAAGTCTTAAATGCTATTCAATAGAACCACCGAAGGAGGGCAGGAGAAAACCCGAAATCAAAATTAGACACTATTTCCAGTGTCCTTTGCTTAAAAATTACCGAATATCACTAAAAACACCAAAAATTCAATGAAACCATACAAAAAAATAATTTTTGAAAAAACTTTCAAAAAAATAACACAGCTTATAAAATTAGCTCTTGACTTTAAGAAAGGGCTACATTATATTGTATTATTATGAAAAAATGTGATAATTGCGGAACAGATGACTTTGTTGGGACTGTATTTTACCCCACGCTCTGCATTCCTTGTATAATTAAGTTAGATAAAAAATAAAATAGCTCTTGACTTTGTCCGCTATTCTGGTTATATTATATGAAGAATTAAATGAAAGGATAAAAAAATTATGATTGAAAATTTAGAAATTAAAAATGTTACTGAAGGTTATACCAAAGAACAAATAGAACAAAACATTGAGATGTTCGTAGAACAAGAAGAACAAGCTGTTGCTGACTTGTATGTTGATAAAAGAGAAACTCTTGCTTTCAATGAAGGTGGTAATAAAGAAGGTTATGTTAACTTATTAGAAGATACTGACTTCTTTACTATTGAAGACTTCTTAGGTATTTATAATGTAGTTGGTTATACAGACGAACAAGTAACTGACATTTGTGAAAGGTTGGCGTAATATGGTAGATAGAATTAAAGAATTATTAAATACATTAGAAATAGAATTGACTAATGGATTAAACAACTTACCAGAGTATCAAGGAACTTTGGATAGTTCAGATTTACAAATTAGTGAAGGTAGAACTTTTATAAATGGTGCTCAATGCACTTTAAATGAATTAAAAAAAGAATTAGAAAAGGAGAATTAAAATGGCTAAAGACGCAAACAGATTTTATGTAGATGTGAGTTTGGAAATATATGTTCCAGACCAGGGTTGTGGGGAACAAGTTAGCCAATGAAATTCAATGGGCTAATGAAACTGGTGTTGGTGATTTTATGTGGACTACAAGAGTATCAGACGGAGTAAAGTGGTTATTTTGTAGAAAAACTGCGATGTATTACTTTGAAAAAGATTTTATAACTTTTATTAGAGAGAAAGGTTATAATGAAAAAGATTTTATAAATTTTATTAGAGAGGAAGGTTATAATGGCTAAAGACGCAAACAGATTTTATGTAGATGTGAGTTTGGAAATATATGTTCCAGACCAGGGTTGTGGGGAACAAGCAGTAAAGAACGAGAACAAAGATGCTGAGTGGTTCGCTAGTGAGATATGTTCACAGATACCAAAAGCAATTAATAAGAATTTTGAGTATTCTGAAAGACCATATTCAGTAAATTGGGCTTATAAAGGTAAAGTTCAAAGAAGCTAAAAAAAGCTCTTGACATTAATAAATATAATTCGTATTATAGGATAGTTATGAAATTAAATAAACAAAACAATTTTTCGTCTTTTTGGTTGGGTGATAGTTTAGAAAACAAATCACTTATAGAAAAAGATGTAGATACAAAACCTGGTGTTGACCACATTAAGTTAGCAGGTTATCAAAGAGCCATTTCTAACTTTGTAAATATTGTAACTTCTAAAAGTATTCCTGTTCAGTTTTCACAAAGAGGTGATTCTTATACTGACGGGAAAGTTGTTACGATATCTTCTAAACTTGATGACAAATTATTCGATAGTTCAGTTGGTCTAGCACTTCACGAAGGTTCACACATTTTATTATCAGATTTTGGTTTCTTAAAACAACTTGGTTCTTCTATACCAAAAACAACTTATGAATTAGGTATGAGTAAAGGTATGAGACAAAGAGATATCAAAGAGTTTTTCAAGAATATGTTAAATTATGTTGAAGATAGACGAATTGACAATTATGTTGTATCTAGTTCACCTGGATACAAAGGTTATTACTTATCTATGTATCAGAAGTATTTCAATAGTCCTACTATTGATAAAGGTTTAAAGTCAGATGAAATGACAGAAGCTACATTAGACGCTTATATGTTTAGAATTATCAACTTAACTAATCCAAATACTAATTTAGATGCTTTACCTGGTCTAAGAGATATTTGGAAAACTATTGATTTAAGAAACATTTCAAGATTACAATCTACTGGTGATGCTTGGAAAGTGGCTTATAAAGTTGGTAAAATTGTATTAGAAAATCTTGATGATACCGATAGAGCAGAAACTTATGATGACATCAAAAAAAGATTAAATCAAACTCTACAACAAGCAATGAACCAACAAGGTGGTGGTGGAACTGGTGGTTCAGAAGGTCAGCGTGATATGGTCAATGATTATTCAGTTAATCGTATCAAAGACTTGATGCAGAAATACAAAGACACTAATGATTACGAAAGATTACTTGACCAAGTTCAAGTTGAATCAAGATATTTACAAGATGGTGGTAGAGTTGCCAATATGGTTGAAAGACTTTATCAAGAATTAGAAAACGGAATGACTGATGATGAAAAATCAGATTTAAGAAAAAAACTTGATAGAGCTCTTGATAAACAAAGAAAGTTTTTACAAGGTCAAATTTCAAAAAGAAAGTTATCTAAAAAAGATAAACAAAAAGTCCAAGCTATTTCTGAGTCTGGAACTACACTAAAAAACATTTTACAAGATTCAAAGTATGACGAGATGTCTAATCGTTGGATGAACAAAAATGTTGGTGGTAAAAAACAATGTGTAGTTGTTAAAAACTTTAATCAAACACTTGTTGATTCAGGTTTATTCAGAAGTTTGATTGACCAAAGCCCTTGGAGAGATACTCAAACAAGAGTTGTTGAAGGATTAAGACTTGGTAAAATGTTAGGTAAAAAATTACAAATTCGTGGTGAAGAAAGATTACTAAAAAATTCAAGATTAAATTCTGGTCGTATTGATAAAAGACTTATCGCAGAACTTGGGTTTGGTAATTCAAATGTATTTCACACAATTAATGTTGACAAGTATCCTGACGGATTCTTACACATTTCATTGGACGCTAGTGGTAGTATGTCTGGTGAAAAATTTAACAAGTCATTAACTTGTGCTATTGCTATTATTCAAGCCGTTGATATGATTCCAAACTTTGATGTTGTGTTTTCATTAAGAGGAACACAAGACTCTGGTGATTTACCAGTTATTATGTATGCTTATGATTCAAGAGTAGACAAGATTACAAAGATTAGAAAGTTGTTTAGATATTTACATTCTGGTTCAACCACTCCTGAAGGATTGTGTTTTGAAGCCATTATGGACGATATGATTACAACTACTGACAAAATGGATAGTTTTTTCTTAAACTTATCAGACGGAATGCCAATGTATTCAAATGATACACTATATTATTGTGGTGATGAAGCCGTTAATCACACCAGAGATATGGTTAACAAAATGAGAAAAATGGGTATTAATATTTTATCTTACTTTATTTCTGATTACGATAGAGAAACCACTTTACAAGATTTTAAAACAATGTATGGTCAAAATGCTGAGAACATTAATGTTTCATCAGTTACTCAGATTGCCAAAACAATGAACAAAATGTTTTTAACAAAATGACAGATAAACAAATCATAGAACAAACAAAAGATTGGTTATGGGAACTAACAGAACCACGAGATGAATTTAGTGGATTTGGTATTTGTCCTTTCTTAAAAAAAGAATTAACAAATGACGATATGAAATTTGTGATTTTAAAAGGACAAAATGATTCGTATGGGCCAGACTTTAGAGAAAGTTTAGATGATTGGATTCTAGAAAACAAATATAATTCAATCTTATTTATTTGTATAGGTGAGATATGGGAACACATTGAAAGAAAAGATTATCAACTTAAATTACAGAACTTAATGAAAAATAACGGATATGGAAATTTCAAAGCACTTTGTTTTAGTCCTTATGAAGATAGAACAGCCGCTGGTGTCAAGACCAGAGCCGGTTCACCTTATTTTTTAATTAACATTATGAGTTCTACTGACTTAGGAAAAGCACATCAAAGTATTGTAAAGACTAAATACTTTGATAACTTTACAAAAGACGAATTAGTTGATATAAAAATTTATGGAAAAAATACTAAAAAAGCTCTTGACATTAACAAAAAGAATTAATATATTAGGGTATGATAAATAACGAAAATAACGAAATGAAAGGAAATGTTATGAACAATGTAGTTGTAAGGATTGAGAAGTCTGGAAACAGATTCAATGCTTGGGATGCTGATGGCAACAAGTATACTTCTCAAATCTCTATTGGTGCTCGTAAGAAAGCTTATGAGAACAATACAGCATTAGAACAACGAGTTAATAAGTCCGGTAAGACTTATTGGTGGGGTGTTCCAATGTCTGAATTTGAAGTCAACACTATTCCAGTTAATACTGGTGATGTTGAAGTTCCACAAGAACACAACGAAGTTCTAAATTATATCCATACTTCTTATAATCTAAAACCTAAAGGTTTGGTTATGAAAGAATTGAAATGGAAATATTTAGTTCGTTCTGCTGTTCGTGGTAAAAATATTATGATGACTGGTCCAGCTGGTTGTGGTAAAACACTAGCCGCTAAGTCGTTGGTGAACGCGTTGGAGCGTCCAGATTTTTACTTTAATTTAGGTGCTACTCAAGACCCGAGAGCCACCTTGATTGGTAATGTTCACTTTGAGAAATCAAAAGGAACTTACTTTTCAGAATCACTATTCGTGAAAGCTATTCAAACACCAAACGCGGTGATTCTTCTTGATGAGTTATCAAGAGCTCACCCAGAAGCTTGGAATATTCTTATGACCGTTTTAGATAGTGGTCAAAGATATTTAAGACTTGATGAGCAAGATGGTCAAGGAACTATCAATGTTGCTGAGGGTGTTACATTTATCGCTACTGCTAATATCGGTAATGAATATACTTCCACGAGAGTTTTAGATAAAGCGTTAATGGACAGATTTACCATTATTGAAATGGATGTCCTAAGTAATGACGAGGAGTTAGGATTACTTCAATATATGTTTCCTAATGTTGATATTGAATTACTAGACGCTGTTTCTCAAATCTCACATCAAACGAGAGTTGAAGCCTCTAATGAAAATCCTAGATTAACAAGTGGTGTTTCCACGAGAACTTCGGTTGAAATAGCCGGGTTGTTGTTTGACGGATTCTCACTTCCAGAAGCTTCGGAAATTACAATTTATCCACAATACTCAAATGATGGTGGAATTGATTCTGAAAGAACTTTCGTAAAACAATTGGTTCAAAGGTTCGTAAAAGACAATAGAACTGATGGTGAAAGTATGTTTAATGAAGATGAGATTGAACAGAACGATTTAGATGATGATTACGCCTTCTAATTAGATTAGAAGGTATGTGGGGTGGAGTTGTTATCCTTTCTTACCCACCCCATAATTAACAAAAGAAAGTAAATAGGAGAGTTGTAAAATGACAATGAATTTACAGCAACAAAGCGACGAATGTGGTTATGCTTTAGAAGCCTTTGCAAAAGTTCTAAAAAATAATGACATTGAAGCTGTTGGTAAACCACATATTGAATTAATAATGGAATACCAAAAAGAATATAGAAAAATAGAAATACGAAATGAACAAATTCAAAATGAAATGAATTACAATTTTGTCCAATCAGAAAAATCAGAAGCATATAAAGAGTGGGAAAACTCTTGGATTAATTGGTCAAAAAAGAAAAATGAAAATTAGTCAAGCTTCTGGGTTTGATAAATATATCATAATGTGCGACAAAGGACAAAATAAGTTAGCTTCTGATTATCAATCTTATTTAAAGTTCAAAGAAGTTCAAAACGCATTAGTTAAGATATCACAGACACCAGGTAAAACATATATGTTTAATGGTGAACTCTATGACAAAGGTATGACTTGTGCTCAAGCAGACAGAGTATTAGATAACATATTTAATTGTAAAACCAATATGGAAATGATAAGTCTGATTAGAAAAGTAGCAAGACAAATAGGTTTTCACGAAATGACATTACCGGGGAAAATAAAATGGGGAATGTAAAAGAAGGAAAATACAAAGTTGTTCAGAACTACAATAGTGTAGAAGGTGCTCTTTATGAAAATGAAATAGTCCAGGTTTACGATAACAATACTAAACCAGGACATTTAAGAGCAAAAGATTCTATGGGTCGAGTGTGGTTTGTGCCGAAAAATTATTTAAAAAAAATGTGATGTTTTCTTAAATAACATTATATTTATATGTAGATAACGCTCAAGAGAGGTTATCGGTTAGACTACAATAGTTAACAAAACAAGGAGAAATAAAATGACTAAAGTAATATACAACGCAAACTTCCCTGCAATCGATAGGGAACAATTTCTAACACCCTTTGACAAAATGTTTGACCAAATAGTTGAAACAGCATTTCCAGATGTTGCCAAAACCGTTGGAGTTAAGCCATTTCAAGGGACAGCATATCCAAAAGTAAATGTTTATGAATTTGAAGACAAAGTTGGACTAATAGCAGAAATTCCAGGTTTAGATAAAAAAGACTTGAACATTGAAGTTGAAGATGGAAAACTTACAATTTCAGGTGATAAACACGGAACATTTGATGTTGAAGGTGCAAAAGTTCTTCGTAGAGAATTAAAACAATCATCTTTCAAACGACAATTTGAATTAGGAGATTTACTTGACGGAGATAAAATTAAAGCAAACTTCAAGGACGGATTATTATCTATTGATATTCCAAAAATTGAACCAAAGAAGCCAAAGAAAAAAGTAGTAAAGATTGGCTAAACTTAGGTTAGTTTCAATTGGTGATGATAGGTATCAAGTTCTTGCAGAGATTCCGATTACTTCTAATATAAAAATAGAAGCTCTGAAAAAAAGTTATAACGCCGATACAATACTTCAGAACAACGATACCTATTATCCCTGTAGAAAATTAATTGAAGCCGAAATAGAGGTTATACAGGATTCAAGGGATTAGGGGTGGGCTTTTTTATTTATTGATATTTATTAGTATGACAGATATTAATAAAAAATTTAAAATGATTATTGAAAACGAGGATTTGTTTAAATCAAATCCAGAAGCAATGTTAAGATTAAAATATTTAGTTGATAATAAAAAATCTTTTAAAAACATTACTAAAGAAGAAATAGAAGCTCTTTACATATATCTAAACAGACACAACATAGCAAATTCATAATATGGAAAACTCAAAATATTTTATTTATTGGATAGGTTTATCCGCACTATTAATAGCAGGAAGTGCAGCTGCATTTTCGGTCTATGGATTAGCAAAACTTTTTAGTGGAGCTTTCTTATCGGTCGTGGTAATGGCAAGTGCATTAGAACTCGGTAAATTAGTTACGGCATCATTTTTATATCGTTATTGGAATATGATTAATTGGTTTCAAAAACTTTATA